AGACTCTTTATAAGCATCTACCCCTCCCATGATTTCTTTAAACATTCCTTCTCGTAATCCTTCAATACTTCCATCAAATTCTTCAAGGTTGAAATTGGGGAGAATACCTTCTTCCTTGAGATACTTAGCATATGGAATTAGTGGAGAAGAAGAGTTAGACTTAGATTCATCGGTGTCGGTATCCTCCCCCTTTTCATTTTCTTCGGAACCAGTATCTTCCTCTTGTGAATCATCATCTTCGTTATTCTCTTCTGTATCATCCTCCTCGTTTTCCGGATTAGTTACAATTTCTTCTTTTACAGCCTCCTCATTAGGGGCTTCAAACTTTTCCTCAAAAAAATCTTCGAGGTCTTGGTCTAATAAGTTGAAGTCTTCTCCAAAAACTTCATCTTCTTCTACTCTTCTTTCTGCCATACTCTAATAAAATTTATTTGCAATTATAATACAATATTGAAAATCCTGCAAATTTGTACAATTTGTTATAGACTTTACACTATTTACCAATTGACGTTAAAGTGTTTTTATTCTTACTTTTTGGTATTATCGTCTTTCTACCCCTGCTCAATGCTCCACATTTACACCTGTAAACTGGGTACGCACCAACAGTAGTGTAATAGTATTTATCAGGTATTTCTTTTACCTCAGTGCTTCCGCATGAAGTACATCTCATATTATTGTCGTCGTAGTAAAGAGACATGTTAGGATGATTTTTTATCCACGGGCGTAGTTTAAAATATACTTCCTCAAGTATTTTAACATCATGTCTGTTGTACAGCTCCATTCTTTTAAGAGCACCTCTGTCTCCATTTAAACAATCCACCCATAATTGAAAGTCAGTATTGTGTTTTAACGGAATATTAAAATACCCGGCAAGGGCATCTAATTTATTAGAACTGAATCCAAATGTTTTTGCAGCTACTTGTTTAGTATCTACTTGTATATATGTAGATGGAGGATTTAATCCTGCCATAATGAATCTACTATTTATTTTTGGTACATCAAACTTTATAGAATTGTGTCCTATAACAATATCTGCCTCATCCATTAATAGCCATAATTCCTTTATTATACTACTATCATCCTCATTTTTTATTGCAGCAGGGGACAGTACTTTACTATACATTTCGGCAGAACCAGCCCATTTAGCTGACCATGAAATCATAAACCATTCAGATATAGTTTGCTCAAGATAAATATTTTGTTTCCATCTACTCCATACATATGCTTTTAACGGAGATGTTTCTATATCAAGTAATAATATTTTAGGTACTTTCGTGGGAATATCTATGGTTACACCGTTTTTAATTAATTCTCTTGCCAGTCTTTTGGCTTCATATACATCACCTCTACTAACTCTTAATTGTTTACTTATAGAGCCGGCACCCCTATCAAAATAAGTGGGGTATGCGATGAACTTATTTACAAGTTGTTTTAAATTCATATTAACTGTTTTAAATTACACTTATAAAATGAAATTATCCTTTCATTTCACTATCAATAAAATACATACCTTTTAAATCATGTCCTACAATATCCAATCTATCTAACCACCCGGAAAAATATTTAATTTCTTCCACCTGTTCAGAAAGATACCATTGTAAAAAAGTATAAGTAGTATGGTCTTGATTATCAAGTGCAATCTTAACCGCTTTTTTATATGTGGCTTCAACCATTTCTTCATGGGCCAACGCTTTTTCTAAAACATCCTTTAAATCTTTAAAATGTAAAGGTTGTTCTTTACACATCGGGGTTGTGGGGATACACTGTCTATCAAGCATGTATTGATACAGTTTATCCATATGTTTACGTTCTTCTCCGGCATGTTTACCCATAACTGCTGCCAGTCCTTCATACCCTTCATATTCCGACCATGTCGCCATGGACTTGTATAATTGTGAAGCATTTAATTCTGCCGCAATCAGACTATTTATCAACGCATGAATTTTATCTGATAAATAACTCTTCTTCTTTTCTTTAGAAAAGATTCCACTAATTTCATTTGTATCCATTATTTATTATTTTTAGATATTTTACTAATTCTTTCAACTTCTTTGTTGTGGCGTTCGACCTCTGCCTGTTTACGATTTTGAGAAGCCTCTTCCGAAAGTTGCCTACGCTCTTCTACCATAACCTTGCGTTCTTTGGTCGGGTCAGTATTATCTTTACCATCTTCAGCAGCTAACTTATCGTATTCAAGTTGAGTCTTAACTTCAAGTTCGTGGTATTTAAAATCTAACTCTGCCTGATTTTTAGCCGCATCTCTTTCTAACTTAGCCATTTCTGTCTGTTGCAATTGTTCATCAGATTGCTGTTTCATCTGCAACATTTTATTTTCATAATCTTTTAGTGTAAGTACCATCTCAGCAATACTATCAGTATTAAGCAAATCAAGCACAACACTACCCATTCCGTTCTGTACCATAGGTTGGACCAATGACTTAACCACTTCACGAATTTCTGCATCTTTATTACTATTACTAATGAAAACATCCTGCTCACTCAAAGCAAAATCCTCCCCATTAAATTTTATAAAATCTCTGGACATATCATCCATAATATAAGAAAGTACTACACTTTTGTTTGTAGCCCATAGTTGTTTGGCAGTATCAAGTAATGCTGCTAATGCGCGTTTTTTTGTTTCATCGTGAAATAAGAACCATTTTTCTGTAATGTGGGAAGATTGTGTAACACTTCTTTCTACACCGCCAACAGTTTCCCGATTCTCTACCTGACCCTGTCTCTGTTCAGTAACACCCGAGATAACTCCAATCTGTTTTTCTATATACTGAAGCATTCCGATTGTTTGCTGAATATAATCACCGACCCGCGGGTCCAGTACTTTACCGGTAGTGTTAAACGTACCGGCTAATTTACCGGTAGCAGCTCCCTTTTTACCTTCATTCATCGGGTCAACTACAGCCCATCCCATCATGTCAGCATAATATAACCACATATCCATTTCCCATTCATCTGGTATTTTAGATACATCTAATTCATAAATCGGGCCCTTGTATTTATTAAATATCATTTCCAATTTATTCATGTACACATTATACAGATACTGATAAGGTTCCATTCTTTCCATCAAAGAAATACCGTAATCAGAACCTACATATCCCAAAAAGCATTTGGATTTATTATCATAACTGCGCATCTGAACCTGACGGGGTTGCATTTTGACATATATGCTATCAGCAATTTTAGTACCTTCGTATGCCTCGTTGACCCACAACCATTTAACGGTTTCTCCAAGTTCCGGATTTATTTTATAATGCTCTGATACAATTTTTTCTTGTTCATCACCTGTAACTTCGTCAAAGTAAGTTACTACACCTATTTTCTTTCTACCTACCCAACGAACACGTACAACACGCACATTGCCTTCGTAGTCGTACGGCAATCCAAGTTGAAAGTTATTGTTGTTGAAATCTCTCAAATCAAGAAACCCCTCGCCCTGTCCAAAGTCAAGATTAGAATATATAGGAGGTAATTTGTGATTATAATTTACCACATTATTACCATTACCCTTACTTGTTCGCCATTGTGCATTTTCAAGGGTATCTATCTCGTCAGGCGTAAGGTATTCGTAGTAGGTATCAATTATTTTACCAATTGATTCATAGGTTACTTCTACAATTGCTTCGGCATCTTCTATCTTGTATGAATTACCTTTTTTTATAAGAAATACATTTCGCGGGTCAGCTACTTTTAATACAGGTTCATTACCTTCTATATCTATACGATATATAATTCGTTTACCAACCAATCCATTTCTGAATGCACGATTGAACTCAAGATTTAATACCCACTTTCTATGAAGATACTTTATAATTTTTGTAGCTGTAATTTCGTTGAGGTCTTTAAACTTGAATTTTACAAATCTTGAATATTCTTGTATTTTAGCTTCAAGCTCCCTTTCATCTGTAGTTTCTTTTTTAAATTCTTCTACTGCAATTTCCATAAACATGTCAAGTAATTTGGTAATGTTACTTGACTCCTGCTCCGGGTTTATTGAGCGTACCGTCCAATCAAAACGTCTTTTTGACTCTTCTCCCACAAGTAAATCTATTTTGGGAACCACTATCGGGTAGTGTTTAAGAGAAGAGGGGAAGGTGTTATTTGATAAACCAAGTGGGTTAAATACTTTTTCTATTTCTTCCTGGTTTATAATATCATTATCTAAATCAAATAATGTTTCCATTTTTTGATGTACCGCCTGTTCATAATAAACAGACTGATATTCATAAGAATCTACACAATCTTTAAACCATTGTTTATCATTCTTATATTTATCTTTAGTACTCTTTTTCTGTGGAGGTATCGCTAATGTATCTTTGGTAAACATAGTTCCGCTTTTAATCTGCAATTATACATAAAATATATTAAATTCAAAAAATATTATAAAAGTTTTATAGACTTTATCTTAGTTTATTAAGAGCATCTCTGTAATAACCGCCATATAACTTTTGTTTATTACCATAACCTTTTAACCATATCGGGTCAGATGCCTTGGTTTTTATACTCTGTGTTTTAGACATTTCTGTTATACGTTGTCTATCAGCACGTAATATCATCAGAGCTATCAATGCATATACGCGGTCACAGTTGATTTGCGGAGTATATCCGATTAATTCCCGCAATAACTGCGGAGAACGTATTACATCCATATTTCTAACCCCGGGGTCTTTGTCATATGCCTGACCCTCTAACCACTGTAAAATCTCATTTAATCCAAAGCTTGCTATACTATCGTTTATTCTGGTGCCTTTACTTTTGTTACCAATTGTAGACACTTTCAAAAGCGATTTATCTGTTAATATTTCAGGAGTATCTGCGAATAAATGTAAAGTATTTTTATTAAGCATATATGCATACGGTCCCTTTATATTTGACTCATAATTACACAGCGCATTATAGTATAACAATAAACGTCTTGCCTGCTCATAGTAATCTGTAGCAAGATATGTTCTTGCTGTATATTCTGCTACTATCCTGTCTGTCCATGAATCAAGTATAAATAATGACTGTAATGATTGTGTAACATCCTCGTTACCATCAACTTCTACAGGGTCCCAACCTGATAAATATCTACCATAAGGTATTTCTCCATTACCATTTCTAACAGGTAATTCATATACTTCTATGGCGGCATCCATGTCAATCCCTCGTTTTATGGGAAAATCCCGTATAATATGTTTATCAGATATTTTGGGTATAACCTTATTATCAACAAGCTGCATTTCATATTTGTATGTCTGTTCATACAAAGTAGGATTGGATTCTAATACCTCTAACCTGGCTTTTAAATCTTCTACCGGAAAGAAATTACCATCTATAGTCATAAATACCTCAGACGGTCTTATAGGCTGGTTGATTATAGTAGTAAGAAGTTTAACTTTATTGTTAGCTTTACGTGCTTTATCCCTACCTGCTTCAATTGTTTTTAACGCTCTTTCTTCATTTGCTATAAAATTAGGACCCTCTTTAAAATCATTTAACCCCTTTTGTGATGGTACAAAGTACCCTATCTTACCTCTATTTTCCCATACATCTTCAAATACTAAACAGTCGTATGCTTCGGGATTATAGAATATTTCCTTTAACCATATGGCAGTACCGGTAGTAGTATAACCTCCGGTACCCAACATATAAATTGGTAAATATTTATTAGTTTCTTTATTAGGTTGAGTTGCCTCTACTGCCCCAAGTATTTCCTGTATTGAAAAAATAAACCCCACCTCCTCAAGGAAAGCCCTCGTAGGTCTTGTTCCATTAGCAGCCAATGGATTGTCTTGAAATGTTCTGTGTACAATGCTGCTTCCAGATAAAGCATCCCTAAAAGGACTTTTAGAACCGGCTTCTAAACTACCAATTAAATCAGGTAAAAGGGGTGAGGGAAATAATTTATCTTCACCGTTTATGGACATTAATACTTCTCCTGGTAAATGGTCGAGTGAGAATTTTACTTTACTAAGTAAATCTGAACTATATTTACCTTCAATTGCTCCCACAAGAGTCTGTGAAATAGATACAAATTTTTTATCTTTTCTGCCTATCAGATATTCATCATAGTCTCTGGCACCGTCGGTAAGAATATTATGTTGAATACAACTACTTGTAAAGTACGAATTGTGTGTAACTATATACTCACTACCGGCAACAAATAGTTTGCTATCATTATCCACCTCTATACACACCGAAGGTTTTACTGAAGTTGCAGTTATCTCTACAATAGCACTTTTATTAGTATTGGTTATTGCATATTTACTTTTTACCGTTGTAAATGTTTTTAGCTTTCTGGTTAATCTAAATATTGGTAAATCTGTAAGTAATGTTACTCGCATTGAACTTTTACCGAGAGTACCGTTACATTTAGGGATTCTAAAAGTTACTTTACTTCTTATCCCTAAGGAACGCACAAGCTCCATAAAAGTATTTTGGATTCCTATATGACTGGAAGTAAATTCTGCAACCCCTCTACTTCCATATCCATCACTATCCATCAGCCCCTGTAATAAAGCAAGTCGTTGTTCAATAGACCCACGTAAATATATATCTGGAATATGCTTATTTTTTATAAGATTTAACCCCTGTAATTCTCTGAGTACTATATTACCTACTTTATGCATATTCTTGTACCCCCCGGTGATGTTATAAGTCAAGCAGGTTTTGGTTTTATTTTCATTTACTTGTACATGTAATTTATGTTTTGCAGCAAAATCATAGATATAATCTACAATTTCACTATCAGTAGTCGTTATTCCAGTATTGTGAGAATTACCATCCCCCAACCATAGCCCTAAATAATATGGGTCTAACGGGAGGCTCTTTTCAGAGTATTCTAATGGGGCACTTATCGGTACAAAGTATTTAAAATTGTTAACTCTCTTATACTTATAATCTTTTAATATTTCATCTGTACTTTTAACCACATATCTCCAAATAGAATGACTTCTATACCACACTCCCCACAAATGTCCCCCACCGCACTCTATCTGCCTACCATCACTGAGTTTTATGTTATACTGAAGTTGGTCTGTAAATTCTTTCTTATTTACAACTGTAGTAAGTTTACCATCAGCTCCGTAAATTTTGTCTCCAATTTTTACATCTTTTATTGGGTAACTTGCCCTCTCCCCATGGACTAATGTATTTTCTTCCAGGTCTTTTCCATACCCCCTTCCGCCCATTTCAAGTACATTTCTTGCCTGATTTAAATATAATGCCTTACCAAAATTACTCGACATATCAGTTCTCCAGAAATACTCTCTGGCATTATAATACGTCTTTAAAGTACCATCTTTTTTAAACAACGCCTTGTAATTCTTTTCGATACGATTGCCGGCATTATCTAAACAGAACTCCTTGTAGATATCTTCCGGTGTAGAAGTTTTTACATCACGAAGACACGTGTATTCGGGGTCGTCTATGAATCCTGAAAATCCACATGCCTCTGAATATATAAAGGCCTTTTCCCATTCTAT